TTCACGCGGATCTCGAAGTCGAACTCGTCGGGGTCGATGCTCACGCCGCGCAGCATGCCCTTGTCGGCGAGCGTGGCGGCCTGCCAGCCGTTGTCCGACACGAGGTCGATGAACCCGGTGGCGAAGATGTTGCCGCCATCCTGACGGGTCACGGTCTCAATGAGGCCGACGACCACCGCGCCAGCGTGCGCGCCGTCGTCCTCGATGTCCCATCGCAGTGGCAGCGGCAGGTCGTCCCAACGCAGCGCGCCGACCTCGATCATGCGCCCGTCGCCGGTCATCACACCCTCGACGGCGATCACACCGGACCATCGCGCGACGGTCGGGTCGGCAGACTGCTCGGCCGGAACCTCGGGCACGGTGACGCCGCTCGGCCCGAACTGCGAGCGCGTGACCGCTGCCGTCTGCGCCTGCATCTCTTCCGCGACGCACGGCGCGCAGAAGGGGGCGCCGGTCGTCAGCGTGCGGGTCCCGAACTTGAACCGTCGAGTCTTCATGGCGCAAGGTTACCGGAGACCGATGGAACCGATCGACGGGGCGGTGCGTCCAAGTAGCATGCCCGCCACCTTCTCCCCTACCCCGGAGGTCACCATGATCCGCACCCGCTACGCCGTCACCAAGTCCCACACGGCCGGGCTGCTGGCGGGCTCCGTGACCACGGAGATCACCTCCTGCGACTTCCCGATCGGGTTCGTCGTCAAGAAGGCGATCGGCGGCGGCGCCTACGTCATCACCAACTGCGTGCCGGTCCGCTAGTCGGATCCGCTCAGCCCTCGGCAATTCGGCCGAGGGCTTTCTGCTTACGGGAAGGTTCGATCATGGCGTGCGAGCACGGGCGCGAGGGGTTCTGCTTCGACGAGGCGAGCGTGGGCGAGCGCGAGCATCACACCTTTGCGCACGCTCACGCCTACGCGTGGGCGGTCCTGCGCGAGAAGCTGCCGCGCGACGAGGCCGAGGCGTACGCGACGTGGTACGCCGAGCGTGAGTACCGCTTCGCCACCGTCGATATGGAGTGGCACTTCGTCGCGTACGGCGAGTGGAAGGTGTCGGCGTGAGCCCGGCGTGGGAGGTCGGCGATCGATTCGTTGATGACGGGCTCATCGGCACCGTTGACTCGATCGTCGAGGCCGGCGTCTGGGTGATCCTGGACTGCCTGTTTCCGAAGTTCCCCATCGTCGTCCCGCACTGGCACGCCGCCGAGCTGGACCGAGCGTGCGCGCAATGTGATGAACGCGAGGCGATGGACGACGACCGGGGATCGCTGTGCGGCGACTGCATCGAGCGCAACTACGAGGCGGACCAGTGAGCGCCGAAGACGAGACGCTCGTGGAGCTGATCGCTGCGCTCGACGCGTCGCACTACGGGATCAGCCAGGCCGGCACCTGTCACGGCTGCGACGACTTCTGGCCGTGCCCGCCTGCCCGCGCGGCGTACCGTCTCGCTCGCGTTCCGGGAATGATCCACGACGTGCAGCACCGTCCGTGCACGCACGAGGAGAGCGAATTCGACGAGCCCGAGCGGATGTGCTCGTGCGGGAAAGCCACCATCAGCCCGTCATGGGCTAAGTGCCTCAACTGCATCTAGACCCCCCCCACATGCGAGGAGATTCCGATGACCGAGATGCTCCCCTGCGTCGTGGACGAGTGCGAGTCGACGTACGCCGATCACAAATGGGGCCGGATCAACGCGAGCAAGGCTGGATGGTTCTTCCAGAACAGCGGCGAGTCCTGGTGTCCCGAGCACGTCCCCGAGTGGGTCGAGGCTTGGCGCGAGAAGGCTGCCAATAAGCGCACCGCGCGCCCGGACCCGAACGCGACGATGTTGGTGTCGAAGTGCCTCAACTGCGGCGGCAAGCTGACTAGACCGCTCGGCGAGAACCGATCGTGGGAGCACGCAAGCGCGCTCGGTCAGTCGTGCCCGAAAGTGCTTGACCCGGACTAGAGTCCGCCGCCGATCATTGTGCACCTGCAGTTGCAGCAGTTAGCCGCAGACCCCGCCGGATCGCCCGGGTACATCAACTCTTCACCGCCGACGTCAAACGGCTGATCGAGCGGTACTTCCTGCCCGCTGGCCGCTGCGTGTTCTGGCCGTGTCCGCGGTCCTAGCGTCGCTAGCCACACCTTGCGCTCGGCGCCTTCGTCATTCAGCGCGGACAGCCCGGCGTGGTTGAACGCCCCCGTAGATTCCGTGCGTGCGATCAGGGTCGCGCGAGCTCGCCACGGACCTTCGAGGCTGTCCAGTTTCAGCGTCGCCTCGTTGCTGATCTGGCGCAGCGCGACGACGCGGGGATCACTTCGCTTGGCGGCCTCGCGTGCGTAGCTGCCCGGCTCGCCGAGCGGATCGAGGATGGCGTCGATCTCGTTCTGCGCGTCGAGCTTGCGGGACTCCCAGTACGGCGCGTCCTGCTCCCACGAGAACTCAGCGGCGAGGCGCCTGCCGATCTCCGGGATGCTCGAGCCGGCCGCCAGTTCCTCGGTGAGCGCGCGGCGTGCGAGATCGAACGCGTCGTGCGGCAGGCTCGGCGAGGTGGTCGGGCTGAGTCGGTCGCTGACGGTCGCGAAGTACCGTGCGACGTCGTCCGAGCTGCTCGCGACGGTGGACGTGTCCGAGTACCCCGCACGCCAGATGGCCCGCAGCGCGGGCAGCAGGTCCTGCTCGCTGGCCTCGGCCCACCATTGCCGTGCCTGCTCGACGGTGAACGGATCCACGGGGTCGATGGACGCCGTCAGGCCCGCACCTCGGATCGCCGCCATGACCTGCCGCAGGAAACGCCGCATCGCCCGGTCGGCGGCCTTCTCTGCCTTGCCGTGGGCGAGTCGCATCATCTCGTCGCGACGCTCGGCGGCGTTCGGCGGATGCCTGCGCAGGGTCACGCCGGGCCCTCGGGTGCGCTCTCCGGCAGGGTCATCGCGGTCAACGCCTGCGACGCCGCCTCGGGTGTCGCCGCAGTCACGAGCGCCTGCGTGGTGTTCGCCGACGACTGGATCTGCAGCTCGGCCCGGTCGGCGTGCGTGGATCCGGTGAGCAGCGTGGCGAGCGCGCCGACCCCGCCCGCGGCCACGGCGATCAGGCCTTCGGGCGTCTCGCGCCCTGCGCCGAGCAGGATCGCCGTCGACAACACCGTGACCATCGTGATGAGCCCGACCATCATCACGGCCAGGCGCATCGTCGTCATGGTCCTCATGCCGCCGCCTCGCCGGGCTGCTCGGTGCTCGGCGGGCCCGGCTCGACCGCGGGCGGGGGGTTCTCGTCAGCCGGCACATCCTCGATCGGCGTCGGCTCCGGTGCCTTTGGACCACCGAGCACCTCGCGGATCTGCGCGACCAAGTCCGGCAGCGTGAACGACTGCAGCAGCGACGGCGCCTGCGTGACCATCTCCAACGCCCTGGTTACCGCCTCGTCCACGGCAATGACGTCGGGCGCGTCCTCCTCGCCGAAGCCCATCGCCTCACGTGTGGCGATGTCGGTGATCAGACCCTTGTCGAACAGCGACATCGCCTCGGTGGATCGGTTCGGGCGCAGAGTGAGCGCGCTGGCATCCGCCTCGATCGTGTAGTCCTGCGGGTTGGCGATGCCGTTCGCCTCGAGCACCGGCCGCAGGTACTCGCGCACGAGCGCGTCGCGGATGAGACCGACGACGGGGAGCACGTGCAATTTGACGAAGTCCTCGGCGATCTGCCACGCCGCCCAATGGTTCGATGCGCCGTTGCCGAGCATGACCTCGGGAGGTGCGTCCAGACTGAGCGCAAGCCGGCGGATCAGCTCGGTGCGCATATCCATCGCCGCGGCGTCGAGGGGACGGGCGAACGTCATGTGATGCGGCTGCCACGGGATGTCGTCCGGCAGCGTGACGATCAGCGGCACGAGGCTCGACGCCGCGTCGCGGTTGGAGATCGGCGTCATCATCGCGTCCATCAGGTCCACGATGAACGGATCCACGTCCGGGCTGTCCTCGGGCGCGGTACCGCCAAGCACGCTCACACCTTCCGGCACGATGAACACACCGTTACCGGCGAGCGTCGAGTCGGCCTGTGCCGATATGAGCTTGGTGAGCGCCTCGAGCTCGCGGAGCAACGGCAGCGCGGCGCGTACCGGTGAGTCGGACAGGTGGATGTCGGCGGGGTGCGGACGCCACACACGGACGATCACGCACTGGCTCTCGTCGAACTCACGTCCGGCGACTTTCAGCACGCTGTCCTTCTGCATGATCTCGCGGGCGCTGTAGACCTTCCAGCACAGCGCCTCCAGGTCGATCTCAGGCGGGACGCCGGCGGTCGTGCGGTCGATGTACTGCACGGTGGGCGCCGCAATCTCGCCGTCCCGCTCATCGTCGTGCGGGTGGCCGATCAGGTAGCTGTCACCCGCAACGAAGAGGTTCTGTGCGAACCGGCGCAGCATCTCGGTCATGCCGGTCGGGGAGTCGCCGGCCAGCGCGTCGAGCGCGATGACGGCTGGATCGTTGTCGTCGTCGATCCGCTCCCAGCCATCAGCGGTGCGCTTGGCGGGGTAGAGCTCGATCTGACTGAGCGCGTTGGCCACGGTGGTCGTGACGAAGTGCAGCTCGCCGCAGACGCTGAAGTGGTACCACGCCTCGTTGTCCCATGTGAGGCCGGACGTCGGGCGCTTGATCTTGCGACCGGTGATGCGCTTGGCCGCGGCGGTGAGGCTCTTGGTGACGGCCTTGCGAGGCTTGCGTGGAGAGGTCATGCCCAATCACCTCGACGCACGGCGCGCTTGCCGCCCGATCGGCGCAGATCGCTCGACTTCATGCGCGTGGCCTTCCCGTCGCCTCGGATCCACGCTGCGCACATCATGCAGCAGCCCTTCCACCTGCGGTGATGCTTGCTCACTCGACGTCCTGCCTGCCGTTGGCGCTGGCCGCTGCGTAGTTCACGGCGAGCGGGATGACGATGATCTGCCAGAGCAGAGTGTCGGCCCATGCGAGCGCGGTCAGGGTCAGCAGGACCGCGATCCAGAACCCGCAGCACCACGGGCATTGGACGAAGTACGAGATCGTGTCCCGCCATTGCTTCGGAGCTTCGGCGATCTCCACGCGAAGCCTGCGACGCAGCGGGTCGGTGATCGAGTCGGTGGCGATCAACCGGAACAGCCGAGCTGCCGCCAGGGTCACGACGACCAGCACGAGCCACGCGGGGAGATCGAGCGGAGTCATGTGGGACAGCGTACCCGGGCACAAAGGACGCCCGGCGCGTCTTCCGATTGCGCCGGGCGTCGTACTCGATCCACGAGGGAGCGAGTGGGGTGCGTTCAGTCTAGCCGGTAAGAGTGCCGTTACACCAGCAGTGCGGCTCACCCTCAGGGCAGATGCCGATCTGCGCTTCAAGCTTGCGAAGCTCGGCGGTGGTTTTGGTGTCCATCTCGTAGTTCGGCGTCTGCGTCATGCACTGAGCATCGGACGTCGGACGCGCCGACTCAATGCTCTTTGCTGAAACTTTGCTCAACCGCGTTTCGGCCACCGGCGGGTGTTGGCGGCCTGTTCCTTGGCGGTCGCCCATCGACAGTTGCCCGGCTCGTAGTTCCCGTCGTTGTCGATCCGGTCGATGCTGCACCCTTCCGGCCTCTCGCCCATATCCTCGATGAACGCCCAGAACGACTGCCGCCACCGATCGCAGACCTTGATCCCGCGTCCGCCGTACAGATGCCAGCATTGATCCTTTTCGCGATAACACCGGTTGAGCATGTTCCGCCATGTCGTGTACAGCTCGTGCCCCCAGCCGCCCTGCCCGGTCGGACTGATACGCGCACATCCGCATGACGTCGTGTGGCCACGGTAGATGTTCACGTCGAAGACGACGGTCTCCGTGCCGCACTCGCATCGGCAGCGCCACTTGGTCTTGGCGCCTTCCGCAGGTGCCTTCTCCATGAGCGTCAGCATCCCGAACACCTGGCCCGGCACTCGCTTGGAGTGCCCGCACGAAGTGCTGCTGCCCTGCCGCAAGGACGTCGCGAACACGTCTCGCACTGTTCCGCACGAGCACCGGCACGTCCACCGGGAGTTCTTGACGCCGCGTTCGACCACCTTTGCGAGCACTGTCCATTCCCCGTAGACCCTGCCCGCGGGGTCAAATGATGTTGTCATGGGCTCAGTCTATCCCATAACGATGCGTCTTATCGGTTATCCTCGGACGATTGTTCTCTGAGTGATCGCGAGCCCGCGGCGTGCGCCGCCCTCTCGCGTACCTCGAGGTACCGCTGGCGCCTTTGGGTTCCGGTGCTTATCAGTCAATGCGCGCACGGCTATGGTGAGCGAGTCCAGTCGGTTCGGGCTGGCGCCGCCTTCATTCGGCGTCCACTCCTGAAGCTCGGCTTCGAGCTCGTCGAGGTCGGGGGCGTGACGGGCGCGTGCCTGCTCGTAAATCGCGACCACCGGCTCGGCACGCCGCGCCTTGTCGCCTCGCAACGTCGAGAGAAGGAACTTCGGCGGGTCTCCGTCCACGGTGCTGCGCTCGGTGAGGTGGCGCCACGCGCTACGCAGACCCGCTAGGTTCATATCGCCGCCGTAGTTGTACTCGCACCACACCTGGCTGGCGCCGTGGTCGTAGGCCGCCCGGCAGCCGGCCTCAAAGCGCGTCTCGGGCGTCCCGTTGACGGTGTAGTCGGCGATCACGTAGACGATGTCGTCTAGCAGGCCGACCACCATGATTCCGCAGGCGTCACCGCCTTGACTGCCGGACGGGTCGAACCCGACCACGATCCGGTCATACCTCGTCGGCGGTTGCGCCGGCCAGAGTGCGCGCGCCCGGCTGACCAGGTCGCCACCGAACAGAGCGCCTTCCACCTCGTCGAGCAGCTCGCCGTCAAGCTCCTGTCGGCCGAGCTTCGTGCCCGCGTATCGACGGTTCAGCTCGGCGAGCGCGACGGCGGACAACGCGGTGTTGTCACTCGTCCGGCCGCGCGTGATGACGATGCTCGGATCGGTCTCCGCGCGCTTGAGTAGTTCGCGCACGTGCGTCACCCGCCGCGGGGTGGTCGGGATGATGACGCGCGGTGTTGCGGCCTCGCGTAGACAGAACCAGACCTGATCGAGCACAGCTTGCGCAACGGCCGGGCTGTACGCGGCCCACTCGTCGAGCACGGCGCCGTCGAAGGCATGACCTCGGAGTGAATCAGGGTTTTCCGAACTGAAGCCCCTGATGATCGAGCCGTTCGTCAGCACAAGGTGGGTGTCACCGAGCGATCGGTGGAAGCCGTTCGGCGCCTGAAGGTGCGACGGGATCACCTTGACCAGGCCGGACGGCCCGCCGAAGTTGATATCGCGAACGTCGGCGAACTTCTGCCCGATCACGGCGATGTGCTGATTCGGCTTCTCGCACCACTTGCGCACGGTCTCCGACGCGGCGCGTCCCTTCCCGAATCCGCGGCCTGCCTGAATCACCCACGTCGCGTAGTCCTCGGGCTCCTGCTGCTCGGGCCTACCGACCTTGGCCCAGTTGTACCGCTCAGCCTCGGCGATCTCGTCGGCCAGCCGCATGAGTTCCTCGGTGCTCATGGATGCGAAGTCGGGCGCGGTCACGGATGCACCCCGAGCCCGCCGCAACACGGGCACTCGGTCCAATGAGCATTGAACGGCCGGTGCGCATTGCCGGTGACCGGGTGGACGGCGCCGGTCTGATCGCATTGGAGGCAGTCGTGAGAGTCGGGCTGCGGGCAGGTCACTACGCCGCCCATTTCGAGAGCTCGCGCAAGACCTGCTGCACGCAGCACAGACCGCGCAGGCGCTCCTCAGCGGCCAGCTCGACGTCCGTCGGCGGCTTGAACGACTTCCAGCTCATGAGTCGATCGTCTCATCGTCGGGCTCCGGTTCGGTTCCCCCGAGCTGTGCCAACCTCGAGGCGAGCTCGGCACGCAGCGCCGCACGGGCGTTGTCGTCGAGCTCGGACGCCTGCACGTTCACTGTCACCTCGGCCTCGGTCTTGTTGACCAACTGGAGCGCGTCACGTTCGATCTTGACGCCGGCGGTGGCGAGCGTCGCGATGTCCTTCACGTCGGTCGGCACCTTGTCCTCGGCCATGAGGTGCTCAAGGCCCGCAGCGGCCATCTCCCGCATCGAACGCCCGAGGTCGGCCTGATCCACCCGCGCGACCAGTTGACGCGCCTGAAGGCCGATCAGCATGCGTCGGTCCTCCTCGGCCTGGTACGCCCGGGTGCGCTCCTCCCACCGGCACGTGGACGACATCCGCGCCACGGAGCTGCGGTCACGTCCGAGCATCTCCGCGGTGCGCTTCAGCGTGCGCTCACCGGCCGGCAGACCCAGCCACGCGAGGAACGCCGCGTACTCGGCATCGGTCTCCCAAGGCTGGAGGCCGAACACCGGCACGACCATCGGGGAGTTGCCCGTCGGCGCCACGGTGATGCCCCTCTCGCGTCGATCGGTGGTCACGGGGTCGCTCCCTGGGCGCCAGCGCGAGCGCGGAGTGCGGCCAACTCCCCGGTCAGGTTCCACTTCTCATCGAAGTAGGGCCCGGCGTAGGGAATCGACTCCGCGGCCAGATCGAGCGCCTCGGCGAGCAGCTTCCGCGCCTCCAAGACCGCCGCCTCGGCCCGCTCCGCTCGTTCTGTTAGTGCCGCAGCCACGTTGTGCGGGTACCGGACGTCCTTGAACATCTCCGCCTCGGCCTGGGCCTGTTCCAGCGCGTCCAGGAGTCGCGGCACGAGCGTCCGGGCGGCAGCGATGAACTCGGCGTCCCGCTTGGCCTGCATCATCGTTCGGGCCTCGGGGCCGACCGACCACGCAGCGGGCGAGTTGACGTTCAGCCCGCCGTTCGGGTGCGTCCTCCGCTGTGCGTCGCCCTGTACGTAGAGCGCCCCCCACTCGCCGGGTGTCGCTGCGTCCGCGAGGGCCCGCGCGGCCTGGAACTCCTCGGGGGTCATCGGGTCTCCTCCGCTCCGTCCAGTGCGGCGCGAACATCAGTCGTAGACACGGCCGATCCACCCGCAGCGATCAGCGATTCGATGGCCTTCGAACCAGGCACGCCGGTATCGCGCACCTTGTCGTCCCGCTCGCCGCACAGCGCCCGGACGCGCTCGACCGCCGCCCCGGCCCGCTCGGCGCGCAGGAACGCAGCGGCAGCCTCCGCGGCCGTCGAGTTGACGCGCTGGACGAGGGATAGTCCGACCTGGTGGCGGCGCTCGATTTCCGCGATCAGCGGGGCGCGGTGGGCCTCGATCAACCGCACCACGACAGGCACGGCCACCTTGACGTTTAGGAACCAACCCTTGACCAGGACCGCCTCTAGTGCGGCGCGGACCTCGCGGTCCAGGTCACCCGCAGCGGGCTTGTCCGTCATGTGCGTCTCCAGTCCTCGGTTACTCATCGGACGCACCGGCGGGCTCATCGGTTCCCTGATCCTTCCACTCGGCGCAATGCGACTCGGCCACGGACGCGACGGGGAACGTGCGGAAGCAGACCGTGCACGTGAAGATCAACGCGGTTCGCCGCCCATGCTGCCGTCCGCCATGCGCGGTCGGCGTAGGTCGTTGAAGCAGTGCGCGAGGTACCGGTCCGGATCGGGCTCGCCGCGCACCTGCCGCAGGATGCCGAGCTGGTCGAGGATGGTGGAGGCGTCGGCCGCGTCGAGCGCGTTGGCGCACACCGTCTCGGCGCAGGCTCGAGCCTTCTCGTCGGTGGGCGGGACGATCGGGTCGAGATCGAGGCTCTGGTCGGTCCGTGCCCGCTTGCGTGAGATCTTCTTCTGCTTGTCGGCCGCGCTCCCCCAGTTGTCGGGGAAGACCGAGTCATCCGGCCATGCGCCTTTCACAACACGTCCGTTCTGAGCGTCACGTCGTCCACGCCGCGGTGCAGTTGGCGCTTCCCGTTCCACGCCGGCATCTCGCGCAGCGGGTTGTTGCGGCGGTACTGGCGGACGAATGTGGGGAGTTCCAGGGTCGGGTTGTTGCAGTCGCAATAGCCGAGGCCGAAGTTGTCGGCGCAGAACACCGCGTGCGGGCGTTCAGTCATCGTCTTGACCCGGACCGCCGTGATTTTTCCCGCCCCAGACCCCGCCGCCGCCGTGCAGCTCCGGATGCGTCTCGTAGAACTCCAGGCACAGGTTGCCGTTCTTGCCGTACGGGCCGAGGGGGCAGCGGCGGCACATCCGGATCGCCTCGTGCCGACCCTCGGCGTGCCCGTGGAACAAGACCGCGCTGTTCGGGTCGCAAAGGGGCAGCGCGTCGAGGTCGCGGAACACCGTGTCGGTCAGGGGGAGGATCAATGTCCGACCTTCCGATCGAGAATGTAACGGGCGGGGGGATCGGCCAGGTACTCGACGGCCCGCGACAATGCCTCGGATCCTAGGCGTCCGATCGTCTGGTTGCAAGGTCCGCACAGAAGGCCACGAACGCACCTGCCGCAGCTCGTCGGACCGGGCGGGCAGCACATGGCCGCGTGGTCGTGGTCCACGGCGAGCCGCTTGGTCTTGCCAGTCGCCCACCGGCAGATGGCGCAACGCCCGCCCTGCGCCTCGTACAGCGCCTCGTACATGCCGACCGGCAGTCCGTACACCGATGCGACCCGTCGGGCGTGCGCTGCCCGGCTACGGCGCTTGAGCTCGATCCGCCAGTCGGTCGCACACCGCGGCCCGGGGTTGTCGGCGACTCGGCTCAGCGGACGACCTGCCGCCGCGCAGTCGATGCAGGTCTTGTCGGTCAACTGACTTCCTCTCATTGAGAGTACGAGTGCTGATTGAGCGATGATGAACACTAGCCGTCCGTCTGCGCTAAGGCCACCCTTACTCCTCGGCCTCGTTCCGCAGGCACATCAGGAGCCATCGAAGTCGTCGCATGGGGTGACCCTAGTCGGGTGTCTGGCGGCCTGTCAGGCGGTTCCGGATACCGATGGATTCCGGGTATCCGGCAGTACTTCGTACTGCTGCCGGAACCCGGAATTTTCCGGGTTCGGATTCCGGACCGGAATAGTTTTCCGGAATCTCGGAAAGTTGCAGGTCAGAGGCCTTGTTGATCTTTAAATGTTTTTCCGGAAGATGATCTTCAGTGATCAACTTAGGGTACCCTTTTTCCGGAAAACTCAAAACGCTCTGACCTGCGGTTTTCCGGAACCCATGATCATCTTCTGTCCGCATTTTCCGTACTGCCCGTTTCCGTATGAAATGTTTTTCCGGAAAACGCTCTGACCTGCACGTTCACGCCTCGGGGTCGAACTCGGAACAGCAATACCGGTCCTTGGTCGGCATCACCGAACCGTGCCGATCGATCTCGGCTTCGACAGCCGGGATGATCTCACGTGTGTTCACGAGAGCCGCCCACACGTCGTAGGCCGAGGACTTGGGGATGCCGCTCTTCATCACGGCCGTGGCCCTGATGCATCCGACGGGCCCGAACTCCCGAACCGTGGCGCGCATCAGATCCATGTTCGGTGAACCCTTGGGCCGGCCCTGGGGAGGTCTGACGGGCCCGTCGAAGGGATCCAGACCTCCCGCCTCGACGACGTGTCGAAGTGGCGATGTGTCCCGTCGGATGATCACCTCTTTGTCCGCGATCACCATGCGGCTGCCATCGCACCATAGACGGTATCTTGTGTCCGCCTCGACCTCGGTGAGGTGCCACGTGGCATCGACGTCGCCTAGCTTCGCCGAGCCGCCGCGGGGCCCGGCTGTTGTGTTCTTGCCCGTGTGGTCGAGCCTGGCCGTGGTGAGGCCCGCCGACTTCAGCTTGAGTCCTGTCTTCCGGTAGAAGTTGAGCCATGTGTCGTTGTCGTTCTCGCCGCCGTCCACCGCGCGGCTGACGGTGTCGATGATCACGACTTCGCAACCCTTGGACAGAGCGATCTGCAGGAGCTGCTCGCCCCCCCTCTCTGAGTCGAGGGCGGCGAGGCTGGGGAACGACTGGTAATGCAGGTTCTGAAGCCCGTCAGGAGTCCAACCCATATCTTTCAGACGCGGGACCACGTCACCGTCGATCGTGTTCTCGAAGTCGACGTAGAGCACCTTCCGAGGACGATCGGGAGTGAAACCGAGCACCTCAACCCCCGCGGCGATCCCGGCGGCCAGCTCGAGCATGAGAAGGCTCTTGCCCATCTTCGGCTCGGAGTAGATCGTGATCAGTCGACCCTCAGACAGCATCGGATAGACGATCCACACCTCACCTTTCGCGCCGTCCCACGATGTGTGCCAATCGACGTCGGGGAACATCTCATCGATCTTCGCTCGGCGTTCTGCATCGATCGTCTCCTGCCCATCGCGGGGCACGTCATCGTCGGCATCTTGGCGCGCCTGCTCGACGGCCACGGCGTCATCGAACGACTCATCAGACGGCCCAGGCGCCATGAACGGGTCCGAAGACGGCTCCTGAGCGGTGATGGCCTCAGGAGCCGTCGTAGGGTCCCATATGCCCGCCTGACCGTCACGGACGATCCCCCAGTCCGAGCACGCCTCCGCGATCCCTCCGTGCTTGGCCGCCTCATACATGATTTTCGTAAGGGTGCGAGGCTGGCCGATCAGGTATTCGGGCGGACTGTCCGTCCAAATGTGAAGCGGTCCGTGCCCTCGCTCGCATGGGAACTTGACACACCCGAGCTCGTGGGCGGTGGCCGATTTCCAGTTCGACCAGTCACCAGGCCTCGTCCAGATAGGGCACCCACATGTGTCGTCGTCCTCCCCGCGCATGGTCCAACCATCGGGGGTCAGCAGGTCAGCCCATGTGGTCGTTGCCGACCAGACGTCGATGCCGCTGTCCGTCTCGCCGGCCGCAGCTCTCGCAAGCGCCCGCTCGCGGGCCGTCTCGCGGTTGGCCGCCTGCTCCTCCCCCCGACGACGTACGGCGTCGAGAAGCCACGTGGGGGCAGCCTGACTGGCACCGGTGAGTCGGTACGGTCCTTCCTTGCGAACGGACGGTGGAACTAGGATCTGCTGGTTCGCCCAGTAGATCGAATACTGCGCACCCTCCGGGCCCATCTTCATGTTGTACGGATCCGAGGGCACATCCTCGCCGTCCGGAAGATAGAACCAGTAGTGCCCACCATCCTTGTGAGTCCACTCGCCTTGCTCGTTGAGGAACCCTGGGGTCATCACGGTGGGATCCATCGGCGCGTGGCCGTGCGACTCCATATCGGATGCGAACGCAGCCACCTGCGCCGCGGTATCGGCGTCCACGCAGATCATCCGAGAGCCCTTGAGCTCGATGCCGAGGTTGAGCCGGCCTTGCCGCGAGAGTCGGGTAACGGCTGCCGACGCCTTCACAGGATCCGAGAAGGCGTGGGCCCATCCGCACGCATGTTGCGCCTTCTCCCACCGACGGTCACCGTGTTGGAATGCCCGCTCCCGCGCGGCGCGATCCGCCTCGTTGGTCTCGCGGGACGTTAGGGTGCATATCGGAGCCTTACCCGACGCGGTCACGAGCACGACGGCGAACCCATTGCCGACCGCTCGAGCCGCTAGGTTGGCCAGTCGCTCGGTTCCGTTCTCTCCTTGGGGCACGCCGCCGAAGGACTCCACGAACCTGTCGGCCGCGCCGTCAGTCATCGGTCTTGTACATCTCGCGGATGACTTCTTGGATCCGGTTGAACGCTGATTCCAGGTACCCATCCGTTGCGCGTTGAGAATCGAGATACGCAGTCGTTTCGGTGATCGATCCGACCATGTACACGAAATAGCGCAAGGATTCCTCGCGCTTACGGCACATCTCGTCGTGTAGAAGTGTCTGAACAGTGTTGAGCATGGTCTCCAGATAAGCTCGCTCGTTCATTCGGACACCTCGTTCCGCTGGTCGATCCACGACTCGACGTCTGAAGGCTTGAACAGCAGTTGTCGTCCCACCTTGGCCCCCTTAGGGCCTTTGCCTTCCACCCTCCACTGATACAGCGTCCGCAGTGTGATGTGCAGTTTTTGGGCGACCTCTTCGGCCGTCCATCTATCCTCCATGCTTACGGTTCCTTTCGCGTACGTATGCGGAAAGCTTATCTTAGCAGGAGATCAGGCGTGCCGCCTTCAGCAGCCATTCGGGAGCCTCGCGGGGCGGGCTGACCATCCGCAACGGTACGCCCGCGATGACGGACGGGGGGACCGGCACAGCGCCGCCAGGACGAGCTCTGGCCCCGGGCGGCAGGCGGAACCAGTAGTGCGCCACCGTGCCGTGCATGACTGTTGGTGAGCCGTCCCACCGCTCGGCCAGCCACGCCGCTCGAGCAGCTCCGCGCACCTCGATGTGGAGCATGCCGGACAGGTGCGGGACCACGGCGATGTTGACCGAGCCGTGCACCCGTGCGAGCCGACGGAACACCCCCATCGCGTGCGTCGAGTTCTCCTCGCCGCGGATGACGTGCGCGAGCCCGCAGTCGTGAGGCTTCAGCTTGCCGGGCAGCGGACAGATCAGATCACCGGTGTCGGGCGCACACGGGAGGATCGCGAACCCCTGCTTGACGGCGAACGAGGCGATGCGCGGCAGGTGCTCGAGTCCGGTGCCATCCGACCTGCTCGAGCCGAACACCGCGCCGAACGGATCCGAGTTGATCATCCCTTGCTCCACCGCTCGCCGAGCTCGGCGCGGTCCGTGCGCAGGATCGGAACTCGACCGGAGATCTCGCACAACCTCGCGGGAGGCGTCTCCATGATCTTCTGAACGTCGTGGGCGGCACACGAGGACGTGACCAGCTCGTCGTGGATCGACAGGTAGACCGCGTCACCAAGCCCGGCATCCTCGATCGCGATCAGCGCCTCGGCCAGCACATCGTAAGCGGATCCTTGGACCAGGAAGTTCGTGCCCTTGTGCGACTGGATGGACCATTCTCCGTCCCAGAGTCCCATCGGGATGGGGATGATCCGGCCGCTCAACGTGAACACCTTCTTGTGCTCGGTGCTGATGTTGCGCATCCGCTGCGCCATATCCCGCACCCGCGGCAGCGACCCGAAGATCTGATTCTTAAGCTCGCGCGCATCGTCCACGCTCATACCGAGGTCGGCCGCGAGCTTCTTGATGCCTTCCCCGTAGAGCTGCGCGAGCAGGGTCACCTTGGCGGACGTGCGGCTGATCCCGCCGGCCATCGCGGCGACGCCGTCGTAGAAGTCGCCACCGGATTCGTAGTGCTCGACCGCGCCGAGCTCACCCGCGATGTTCGAGATCACGACCGGCTCGATCTGCGACCAGTCGATCGAGGTCAAGGTGTCGCCCTCATCGGCGAGGATGATCCCTCGAGCCGGTTGTGGGAACTGCTGCAGCGGCGGGTCGCTCATGCTAGACCGACCGGTCACGGCGGCGAGCATCGAGGTTGTCGGGTGGATCCTGCCCTCGGCATCGGCGAGGTCTTGGATCTTGACGAGGTAGTCGTTCTGAATCTTCAGGATCCGCTTGTGCTCGATGAACTGCTTAGCCAGCGGGTGTCCGATCTGCTCGACCAGCTTGGCGGTCATCTGATACTGACCGGTCTTGGCGGTACGGGGATGGTCGTCCGGCATGGCTCCTGCGGCCTCGAGCACGGCCGCCAGGTCCGTGCCGACACCCGGACGGATCCCGGCTTCGGTGAGCGCCTCCTCGGCCTCTCGGACCGTGATGGCGTTGGCCTCGCGGTACTTGTCGAGGAACTCGAAGTCGACCCGCAGACCTTTGCATGCTCGCCGCAGCATCATCCGGTTGATTCGCTGCTCACGCCAGACAAGACGGTGTGCCTCGTCGCCGGTCACACCCCACTTGCTGAACGGGTGGTCGGTCGTGAGCTGCCGCAGCGCCGCCGCCTCGACGACCGGTCGCAGCGCGGCCGTGACGAGTCCGTCGGTGACCGCGCCGAGCAGGTATTCCCACCGGTCGATGTCGAACTCGTAGAAGCCTTGCTTCTTGGTCATGCCCTGAGACCTGAACACCTGGACGATGAGGTTCTGACCCTTGGCGCCGAGCATCTTCTCCGCGCACACGTCAAGGCTCTTCCGCGACCGCTCATCGGGGTCGGCGAGCCGAGCGAAGATGAGGGTGTCGACCACCTTGGCGATGTTCTCGGGATCCATCAGGCCCGTGCGAACGAGGACAGGCGCGTCATACGTCGAGTTGTGCATGACCAGTTCGGTGGCGTGGTCGAACGCCTTGCGCAGCACGTGAGCCTGCATCGGATCGCGCGGGTCGAGCACGACCGCGTGATCGGTGTGCGCGAGCGTGACGCACTTGATCCGCAGCGCATCCGTCCCGAGCCCGAAGGTCTCTATGTCGCAGGCGAACCGCCGGTCACGGCGCATCATGCCCACGAGCGCCTCGGTGACGTGCTCGCGGCCGACGGTGTACTTCACCCCCGGTCCGGCGTCGAACGTGCCCTCAGCGGCCGGTGTGACGGGCGGATCGGCCATGCGCGGTGCTCCTCGTGAGATGACTGAGCGCGTCCGCCGACACCGCACGGACGCGCTCAGGGTTTCGGCTAACGACACCGACTAGCCGAGATGGGTGGGACGGATCAGGCGGACGCGAACGGGTCGTCCTCGTCCACCTTCTGCTTCTCGATCCACGCCCGTGCGATCTTCTTGTCCTCGTCGCTGGCCGCGTCGAGGGACCACGCCTTCGCGTTGCCCGCCTGAGTCGGCGGAAGCTGCACGAGCCGACCGAGGACCATGCCGCCGTTCTTCTCGGCCTTCCGGAGCTGGTTGACCAGCACCGTCTGGCTGATCCACATGGACTCGAGCTTGTGCGGAGCGTTCAGCGGCTCGTCGTAAACGTGCGTGACCTCCCCGTCCTTGTCGAGTACGCCCTTGATCGGGTCGCCGTCGAGGAAGGTCACGTCAGCAGTCATCCTGTCGTGAGGGATGAGGTTGCCGGACGCGTCCTTCTTCAGGGGGGACGTGGCGTTCTTCGTCAGCGCGGTCGGCGTGACGAGAAGCAGTCGGCCCTTGAGCTGCTTCATGGCGGGAAATTTCCCAGCCCCGCGGGGTCCCGGCTCCGAGAATGGGTCGGTGGTCGTCATGTTCGATGTCTCCCTTTTTGAGAGTGATGATTGATGAACTCGGTCAGCCTAACAGGCCGGACCGACTACTTCAGCGACTCCAGACGAGCCATGCCGAGCTTCAGCATCTGGTCAGTCCAGAGGCCATCGGCGAGCGCATCCTTGCGGATCTGCGAGAGGTCGGCGTGCCCCGTCGCCTCGTTGATCCGGGCGATGATGATCTCCTGCGGACTAGGGAGATGCTCCGGTTCGTCGATCTCGTCGTATGGGAGACCGACACCTCCCGCGAACGGATCCGCTTCCTCGGCATCGAGCGCGGCGAACGGGTCGGCCGGCTCCTCTTCCTTCAGCGACTCGGGGCATACCGCCTCGGAGTGCTCCTGACCGCAGAACGTGCACCGTCCAGGCGGTCCGGCGATCGGCGGGATGCTCTCGGCTTCAGCAGCCTTGATCGTCTCGTCGAGCTCGACGCCTTCGATCGTCTCGACCTCGGGCTCGTCGAACGCCAACGGCTCGACGGGCGGCGGGACCGATGCGAGCTTGCGCGGACGACCGCGCTTCTTCGGCTCGGGCTTCGGCGCGTCCTCCTCAGTGAAGCCGGCCGCCTGGCGCGCCTCCTGCGCGCTGACATTGCCCGCGAGCACCTTCTCGGTGATCTGCGCGGATAGCGGCTTACTCTCAGTGAGAGCATCTCGGAGTGCTTGGATCTCGACACGCTGCTCGTCCGTCATCCGAGGAGTTGGGTCCTCCTGCCCCTCGGGGATCCTGACGAACACGGCGTCGCTGATCGGTGCGGGCTTCAGCTTCGTGGCGAGGTTGCGCATCTTGAGCCACTCGCGCGCCTCGTAGCTGATCCGGATGGCCTCAGCGGCCTCGGCAAGGTCCACAACGTAGATGTCGCAGACCGCCGCCTCGCCACGCTTGCCAGTCGGCACGTGCGCGACGAGCGCCTTGTCCTGCCGCAGACCCTCGGGCATTGGCAGCCACCGGTAGTCCTCCTGCGACCAGATCCCATCGGCCGACGCGTAGCACAGGAGCTGCACGGCGATCTTCAGCCACGAGTAGGCGAGGTCGGCGCCGCCCTTCTTGTCGAGGATGGTCGGCTTGCCCTGCCACATGACGACGTTGTCGAAGCTACCCGCGACTGAGAACTTTTGCCACCGAACCATTCGCTCGATGTAGTCCGGCATGATCTCGATGCCATGCGCCAGCAACGCCGCGCTGTACGCGTTCACGTGAGGCAGGAACTCGGGGTCGATCAGGCTGTCCTCACCGCCGCGGTCACGGATCTCGGAGAACTTGTGAAACGCCGTGCCGAGCCGCCGGCCGACGTTGCCACCCGCGATCTCGAATGCGGCATCGGCCACCTCGTTCAGGGTCGTCTTGTCAGACGCGTCGGCAGACCGGGCGAGGATTCTCAGGTCTTCACGCTCGGCCATACCCTTGGCGACCATGCGCATTTTCCATGCGGTCAGGTTCGACTCATCGCCTAACGCCGAGGCGAATGTGGTGACGCGAGTAGACGGCGACAACTCGCCTTCGGCACGTGCGAGTGCCAAGTTCACGGGAGGAAGCAGCGGACGCCCCCATCGGTCACGGGGTATGCGGCTCGGATCGTCTGCACTGTCGGGATCTTCGAACTCGTCTGTCATCTTGACCTCGTTTTTCTGTAGGTACGTTGCGCGGTGTACTTCTCGGCACGCAATGCAGATTCGGCTACCGCTTGTCGGATGGATGTACGTATTTTTGGAACTGTAGGCGTGACCTCGCGGGCAGTGAGTCTTCTTAGACCCTCCGTGCGCACCTGCGGCTACCATCCTCAGGGTGTTCTCGCCAGGGGTGACGGGCTCCAGATGCTCCGGGTTAACGCAGCTCGGAATCCTGCACAGGTGGTCTATGACTAGGCCCTCGGGGATCGGCCCTTTGAAGGTCTGATATGAGACCCTGTGAGATTTTCGTGGCGTACCTTGGACGCCCATACGTCCGTATCCCTCGCGGTCCACTGCGCCCGTCCACAACCAGCACCCGTTGACAGGGTCAACTCGAATGTTTCTCTTGATGCGGATCTCGATCGGGATGATGGGCGCCATGACGGTTAGACGCTCGCCGTCTCGGTCTGGTTCCGTGGTGCGAACCTGCGATCGAGTGACCGGCTTGCAATGCGAACGCTGATCGCGTCGCTGAGATCTCTCTTCGTCATCGTCTCCGGGTCGGCGATCCCGAGCCCTCGAGCGAACGACACCTGACCGTCGGACGGTGCCTTGTTGCCCTTGCGCCAGGACGCCGCACGCAGGGCCAGTGACGGGTCCTCCTCCGTCGCCTCGACTTCCGCCCATTGCATGGCGGCCTCGAGCGTGAGCCCGTCGTACAACCGCTCGGCCTTGCCGCCCTGCTTCGGCTGCACGCCGACCGTGTAAGCGCCCGTCGCATCCTGCCACAAGAAGTAGGTCAGAAGGGTCGTACTGATGAACCAGACCCCGCCCACTGTCCGCAGCCAGTTGGTCGAGCGGTCGCGGAACAGGTCGATGTCGCCGAGTACGAGCTTGCCGTGAACGAGCGTCTTCTCACGGCGCTGGATCGCCTCCAGCAGCGTCTCGTCCTCGCGGAGCTCGATCGGCTTCTCGTCCTCGTCGCTGCTCGTGGTGAGCGATCCGACGTGCGCGAGCGAGTGCTTGGCCGCCGCGCCCACGACGTCGAGGATGAGCGCGTCCTTCTTGCCGCCGGCCGCCCACGGTCGCAGGATCCTGCCGGCCATCTGGATGAACAGCCCGGCCGAGTGGGTCGGTCGGGCGATGACCGCGCAGCTCGCCCACGGCGCGTCGAAGCCGGTCGTGAGCACGCCGACGGAACTGAGGCACTGGACGCTGCCCGCCTCGAACATCCGATAGACGGCGGCACGGTCGGCGCTCGGCGTGTCGCCGGTGATGACGGCGGTCACGATCCCCGCGGCGTTGAACGCCCGCGAGAAGTCGAACGCACTGGCCACGGTCGGCGCGAAGATGATGCCCTGTCGATCCTTGGCGTGCTGTATGTAGGACTCGGCGGTCGCCTCGGCCGCATTGCTCAGCTCGAGCGCGGTGGCGAGCGCCTGGTCCTGAAAGTCGCCGTGCGACACCTTCACCGAGCCGAGGTCGAGCCCGTCCACGACGACCGACTTGCCGCGCACGTCCACGAGGAAGCCGTTCTCGATCGCCCACCGCGTCGATCGGGTGTAGACGATCTCGTCCCAGATGTCGCCGAGCTTCTTCTTGTCGGCGCGCATCATCGTGGCGGTGAAGCCTGCGGTCGGAACGCCGTAGTGGTCGAGCACCGCGCGGTAACCGGTGGCACAGCTCAGATGAATTTCATCAGCAAGGATCC